TAACGATGCAGTCCTGTGGCAGATAGTCCCCCAACGGGGTGAAAACCTCAAGCCCCTGCCTAAGAGCTTCAGTAAAAAATATCTGCTCGTAGAGGTTACCCTGTCTCTTCATCTTCGTCCGAAAGATCTATCTCGCTTTCGAACTCCAATACATCTTCACCCAACCACTCGTTGATGTCATCAACTGCAATTTTTGCCATCTCCAAGTCCTCGATATCGGACTCGTCCAACCATCGATTTAATAATGCACGATGCTCGTTCTTAAATTTTTGATGGGGGGTCTCGGTCATCTTTCTCATCGAGTAATGTTATGATGCGGTGAAAGGCGGCGATCTCACCCGATAGTCGGGCAAGTTTCTCGGGGCTGTCGATGTGCTGGTAGTCCATGAAATCGACCAAGCACGATTCTTTTTGTTCCTTTATGAAATTAATAACGGCCTTGAACTCTGTTAAGTCCTTCAGCCCGGCAACTGCGTCCTGTATGGTCACTTCTTCTTACGCTTTGGTTTCTGTGATGCTTTGATCGCTTTTGCCGATGGGTAGCCCTTATCACCAGGTTTATTCATCCGCTCACCCGAGCCTCCTTTGATGCGTTTCTTCTTAGCGGCGATATTTGCCCATAATCCAGGTTTCTTCTTTTTCATGACCATTTAACTTTATCTGCCCAGTAAGCCGCAGAGGTTTTACCTTTTGCGATGTTCTTGGCGTGTCTGTTTTTAAAATTTGCTCGCTTTTGCTTCATTGCCTGACTCTCACCCTTCTTTGGCTTGCCAGCGGTTTTAGCACCCTGTTCTCCAAATCGAATTAATTGGTAATTATCCTTATCGTTTTTGATTAAAACGGCATGGGATTTAGTTGGGTGGCTAGGTGTACGCTTGGGCTTATTCACCCCAGCAAACTTCATTCCTCTATAATTTATACTCATACACTTGTTCCTGGTACATTGCCTGGTGCAGTCCCTAGCTGTCCAATTTTGGCGTTCATTTGTTGCTGTTGCTGGAACTCAAGCTGACTAGCATATGTCTGTAGTCTCTTCGCAAAGTTTTCATCGGATTGTAATCTCTCCTGAACATCGGTGGCTGGTATCGCCTCACTTCCGGCAATGTACGATTCCAAGACTTGTAACCTAAGTTGTGGATTCGCCCCCTTCTCGGGTGCATTAACCACCTGTCCCGATGCGATCTTTGCGATGTCGTTCGATGTTTCAATAATCTCCTTTGTTGTAGCCTCCTGAGTAGGCATGATTAATTGAGATGCGAGGTTTGGATCGATTGCCTCCAGTACCTTGCGGAGATAGATGTCGAATCTGCTGATTCCCTGTCTATCGTAAGTCGCCATCAGCTTACCCACAGTATCTAGCTTCTCGATTACTTTGCTTTCGTCCGCATTCATCGAGTTCCATGAGATATTGAAGTCATACAACTCAGCAGTTTCATCCAAAATTAACTGCGCACCCTGCTCGTTGTTGGTAACACGAAACCAAATCATTGGGCCCGAATAAGTGCGATCCAAGCACCATATACGCTTGAGGATTTCCTTCCAGCCTGTAAGCCAGCAATTTACCAGGTGCTGTTTTAGCATATTTGCTTCCACCGCATCTTCAGGACCAGTCGCTCGGCCGGTGATGCGGTTAGCCAGTTGCCGAAGTTGCATCTCCACCTCAGTCGATGCTGGTGAATAGCGGGGGATCTCCATAAATCCAACCTCTCCACGCCTTCTTACCGCCAAGGTAGCACCTGGGCCTATACGCTCGGGCCGTCTGCCAATCTGATGTTCAATAGGTGGCAGGGTACTCATTGATGCGCGGTCACGGCGGCTGTCCATCTCTGTCTTTACCGCAATCTGATAACTCTTGAGTAGTTCAGGGTATCCGCGAGAGTCCAATAAACGATGGTTTAAATGCTCTCTCGTGATACATACAAATGGATATCTGCCCTCATCGTACCCGACAGGCTCATGGAACCCAGCCTCGTCCATCTCCTCGGTCCAGCAGGTTTTAGTAACCACAGGCACATCATCTTCATCGAGTTCCTTACGATAGGTAGTGATTACTTTAATTAATCCCTCGTAGTGCTGGCTTCCATAATTATTGCCATAGTCATAGGACATCATGCTGTCGCTGTATCTTTCCTCTTCGTAGAAATCTTTGGCCTTTTCGATAGCTTCCTCTATCCACTTGGCATCCCATCCCTCGTTGACCTTCTGCTTCAGAGCTTCAGGCGTATAGTAATGCAAGCAATGTATCGACCTGGCACTTTCCAAATCGATCACATTGCTGTCCACGATCAATTCCCTACCCAACTCATATGCTTTAACTGCGGGACGATTAACGACCACTTTTTCGGTCGGAATTTCGGTCTCACCTGTCTCCCGAAGTTCCTTCACCATACGCTTGACCCTACGCTTCTTCAGCTTTGGAAATAAGGGATAAAACATCTCCTCTACCCCTTCCTTCATGTCAGGGTCCTGTATGGCCATAGCCAGTTCAGGTGATTGCTGGGCAATCTGTTCCAAACTTATCGGCTCAAACTTGCGAGTCTTCTCCTGTTTCCAGTATGTACCAAAAAAAGTAAGTCCATTCTGCAATAAATAATTAGCACCAATTGAAGCCTCCCGCATAAGCTCGTCCATCGTACCCATACGCCAACGCAAGAACTCACTCACCAGCTTGGCCGATGCTATGTCGCCCGATTCAACCGGGGCGGCGACCAGGTTGGCCTTCTGTAAAGACTGCACCAAGGTAGCCACATCCCCGTCAATTAAGGGGTTTATAACATTAGGATCGAGGTCGGATGCACCATCGAATGGGAACGCTTCAGGGCCATGCTTCTTGCCATCCCCAGCTTTTCCCGCCCATTCGTTAAAGCGAACCTCCCGAGCATCCTCGGCTTTATCCATCCACCAGCTTAAATTCGCCTTTGCCCGTTCAAATTCCTCCTTCAAGGCATCCACATCCGCCTTATTCTCAAATACCTGTACCTCGTTTTCCATAATTACTTAACTCTCAAGTTTAACATTTTATTTCTTAATTTTCTCATCGCCCTGTTTTGGATGCGATCAATCGTATCCTTCCCCACGCCCACAAAGTCTGCGATCTCCTGTAAAGTGTATGCACGGCCCTCCTGCCCATGCTTCAAACATTCCAAACCTTCTTCCACTACCAACTCCCGAAGCATTGCATCGATACGCCTGTCCGTCTCCTCGCGGGACTCAGACCAATCTGTACAGCTTCTCCTCACCTTCCACCTTCTTCACCAATATCTGACTCTTAGGAGGATGATTATCCTGTGGCCGCTTCACGCATATCCCTACCCCCTCACGATCCTCAAAGTATATCCGCATTAAGCGAGGATTTGGGACCATCGATAATACCCGAGCCTTCTCCCACTTAGGTTTAGTATCCTCGATGACAGGTAACTCTTCCTTCTCTTTCTCCTCCTTGTACACCCGCTGTACAGTTGCCCGACTAAATCCAACCGCCTTGGCAATCTTCGGCCAAGTCTCCCCAGCCTGTCTCAACAATACAATCTGATTACGATGCCCAGGCATCACCTTATTCGATTTCATCAATATCCCCCTCCTCCAGTAGCAATTAGTTCATCTGCATCAAAATATTCAAAGTTCCCCACAGCGAAGTAACGAACGCAGTCGACCATGTCCTTGGCGGGATTTTTTAAGTCACCAATCTGATACTCCTGCATACAGGCGATAAGGTTCTGACATTCATCCGAAATCATCAGCTTGGGGTGATTATCCAATCCCATCTCCCGACTCCTGTCCCATGCCAGTAAGTTATTAATCGCCTGCAAGCCCGTCTCGATGTCCAAGCCTTCCGCAGGGTTTACCGGCAAGCCCTCATCCGCTAAATCATCTATAATATTGGAAGATCCTTCCGATTTCTGATAGCTCGCCGCTCCTAAACGAGGGTCGATGATACGATCCACCATCCGATCACCCTCCATTCTACGAATGACCTCTGCATAATCCTTCAATCCAAACCCATTCGGTTGGGCGGCCTCGCCTGGGCTAACCTTATCTCCCTTAGTTAAATCAATCCATCCACCATAACTATCAAAGTCAGGAAACTCCTTAACCGCCCAGGCGACCCCGTGAGGATCAATCCCAAATAATACCATCGTCCAAGGCTTTGCACCAGCAGGGTCAATCGAAAGTACCCACGAGGCATCCGCATCGTCCGCCATGACAGGTACATCCTTCGCCAGCACGATATTCTTGTCCGAAAAGGCAGGAAACACAGTCTTAGACGCTTTAACAGGCACTCCATACGCCCGACAAAGGATGGTTTCCCTCTTTTCCCCCTCCAATTGTGTCTTCATCGCAGACCAACCGCCAAAGGGATTGGCCGCTGTATGGA